TCCTAATTGAAAAGTAGTGTTCTCATAAAGCAGTACCTCTATTTTAGAACATCGCAGCTATATTAAGACAAGCTGCGATGTTCTAAAATAGAGGTACTGCTTTATGAGAACACTACTTTTCAATTAGGACGCAATAATCTATTTAAACTAACTACTCTATAGGTCTTTATTCTTATTTATGGCAACTGCAGTGTCAGGGACGATACTGGCGAAGTGTTGCTGGTTACCGTTATTAACTTGAGCAGAACAATTTCCGTAGCGTGTCTTATATAACGGATAAGACACGTTTTTTTATTTAAAAAGTTCATTCAAATTAATATCCTCTCCATAAAAGTCTTTTAACTTCTTCAACACTTTGTAACTAGGTTTCATAAAATCATTCTCGATTTTCACGTAATACGATTTACTTATTCCTAACTCTTTCGCCAATTGTTCGTGAGTTAAACCACGTTCTTTGCGAAGTCTTTTTAACATCCTTTCCACCTCCTGTTAGATTTCTAGGATCTCTTTAATTTGATTGATTCGCTTGTCAGATTTTCGACGGAAATTAATCAAATCATTTAAATACATTCTTGAAATTCCCATTGCTTCTGCCAAATTAGTAGGAGACCAATCTCTATCGATTAACGCTTTGAGAATTTCTTTTTTTAATGTTTTCTGTTCTTCGTTCATCCTGCACCTCCTATTGCTTATTTTCAATTTATATACGCAAACTTATTGAAATAAATTTGCGTATATGCTATTATGTAAGCGTACAAAATAGACATAACAAAAGAATAGCGTTATATCAGTCTTGCCGGACTTTTTGATTTATCTGCTTTTCGCTTGTTTTGTTCATTAAATTAGCTTACATACTAAGTATAATTGCTTATACGCAAATTGTCAACAGTTTTTTTGCTTAAAAGCAAATATATTTTTTATGTTGCTTTTAGGAGGACATAAAATGAATATTGTAGACAAAATAAGGGCACTATGTTCAGAAAGGACTATAACTATTGCTGAACTAGAACGAAATCTAGGGTTAGGTGCTGGAACAGTTAGTAGATGGGATTCTCGTGTTCCTGGTATTGATAAGGTTCAGAAAGTTGCAGAATATTTTGATGTATCTACAGATTATTTGCTAGGTCGTTCTGATGTGCCTAAGTGGGCAAACAATGATGATATTATTATCTTCGACCAAGCGTTAAAACGTAATAGTGTTATCATGTCTTATGATGGTATTGAATTATCTGAAGAAGATAAGTTGAAACTAGAAGGTATGATAAAAGCAATGCTTTGGGAGAAAATTCAAGAAAATAAAGGTGGGAATTAATTGAAAGTAACTGAGTTAGTTAAACGACACAAAACGGCTAATCCGTTTATCATCGCTGAGTATGAAAATATCGAAGTGAGATTTGTGCCGTTACCTAGCAATTTACAAGGGTTAATGTTATCAACTCCAAATGATAATCCTATGATTTGGATTAACGATAGCATTCGTGATAGTAATCTTAAATATTTAGTAATGGCTCATGAGTTAAAACATGCGTTGGATCATTACGGATTAGATGGATTCTACACGGCTGCATACAATGGCAAGGGAAAGCTTGAACATGAGGCAGAAATATTTGCCACACAACTAATGCTACTATTGTACCAGGAACAATATGAGGCAATTCCAGAAACGTTTGATAAGTTAATTGCTGCTTACGGAGTTAAGGAAGAAATGAGAGAATATTATTAAATTGTAAGGGAGAAATATTTATGAAATTCGGATTAAGAAAACCAAGCTGGAAGAAGATGCTTAAAGCTCGCACAACTTCAAAATGGAAGAGACAAATCAAAAAGGCTGTTATTCCAGGGTATGGGAAAAAAGGTATTGGATTGTTTAGAAATCCTAAAAAAGCGGTATATAACAAAGTGTATCGTAAAACTTCATTTGATATTTTTAAACTTTTAGGGTTGAAGTAGTGCTTATTATATTAAAATAAAACACCACACTATGAATCTTGGCGGATGCAGTGTGGTGAGTTCAAAATTTACCCTAATTTAGGGCTATTTGTTATGCCCTATTTTACCATATTACGAAAGGACGGTAAAGATATGGCTAGGAAAAGAATCGATGATAGAATCAAGCCTTATAAGAAGAAAGACGGGCAAGTCTATTATCAATTTAAAATCTATTGTGGTACTAATCCTAAGACAGGTAAGAAGCAGTATACTACAAGGCGCGGATTTGAATCGGTCTTAGCTGCAACGACTGCACTTCAACGGCTAGAAGTTGAGTTAATGGATACTGGATTAGTGGTTAAACAAAAGTTCACTTACAGAGAGCTATACAATGAATGGGTAGTAACGTATCAGAAACGCGTAAGACCTAGCACGTTTCAAGCGACTGTGACGTATTTCCAGAAACACATACTACCTGCGTTTGGCGATTACTATATCGATACAATTACCATTCAAGATTGCCAGGCTCAAGTGAATCGATGGTATATGAACTATCCTAAGAGTACTCAGTCCTATAAGATATACGCTCAAATGATATTTAAGTATGCTCAGAAGTTGAATCTTATTGAAAAGAATCCTATGAGCTTGGTAGACTTGCCAAAGTCTGACGATTTTAAAGACGATAAGTTGAAATATTATGATCGTGACACTCTAATCCAATTTCTTGATTACATCGAGCCATATAAAGAAGTGCATACATTCTTTTATCTCCTAAGCTATACTGGATTGCGGTGTGGAGAGGCATTTGCGTTAACATGGAATGATATAGACTTTAGAAATCGTTCTATAAGCGTAAATAAGACGGTAGCACGATCGATGGAAGATAAATATATATCGCAGACCAAGACTAAGAACGGAATGCGCACGATACGGATAAATGGAAGCCTAGAGCGATTGCTTAATGAGTGGAAAGAATTATCCGGAAATGAAACGTATGTATTTCAAAATCGCAATAACTCGTTCTATTCGTCCAATACAGCCGTGTACTGGTTGAATCAGATACTAGAAGGCACTAACTTCCCTAGAATCACTCCTCATGGATTTAGACACACTCACGCGTCCCTATTAGCAGAAGCTGGAGCAGATTTAAAAGATATTCAGGATAGATTAGGTCATGGCGATATACAGACTACTGCGAATATCTATACACACGTTACTAATAACAAAAAAGATAATACGATTGATAAATTTGATAGATTGATGTCGTTAGAAGGTCAAAAGGATAGTCAATCACTAAAAACGGAAAATAAAAAAACCACGAAACCGTTGATATAACAGGCTTCGTGGAAAAAAGGATTAGAAATATTTATTTGGGAGGATAAAAAAACTACCTGGTTATATTGTAAGAGAAAAGTACGGGAAACGTTGATATAACAACAATTTCATTTTTACAAAATCAGAAAACTATGTATTATTTTAGACGGTTAGAAGGTCAAAAGGATAGTCAAAAGCAAGATTGTTGACTATCCTTTTAACTATTCACCTTTAAAGTCATCTTTTATAAGTCTCTCTGCACACTGATTCAATTTGCTTGCTGTTTCAAAAGAAACGTTTTTCAATTCTCTAGTTCCATTGATTAGCCTTGCAATGAGTGGTTGTGAAACACCACTCTCTTTAGAAATTCGATACCCTGAATAATGTTCAAATAACCATAGTATTTTTTCTTCATCCGCTCTTAGCATATTGTCCTCCTATTTATAATTTTAATAATTATCCATTTAGTTATCCTTTTTATTTTCCCCTGAATACCATACGATTAAAGCTACTACTAAAATAATAATAATGTGTTTCATCTTGATTTCCTCTTTCTATATAGTATAATTGAGGGGAGGGAAGTTATCCTTCCCCTCTTGAAAAACGTCATATCCTTCTTTTGCGTGTTGGGTTTTGTCGTTTTTCTTTTTTTGTGGCTTTGTACCACTCTCTAGCCTCTTTTGATATTGCAACCGCAATTCCAACGATCGCTACTAGAGTTGTGATTTTTTCTTCCATTCCCTCACCTCCTTACAATTATATTATATACCACTTGGCATATAACGTCAACACTTTTTTAAAAATAATTTGAGAAAAATGCAAAAAAATAAAGCCTACCAATTAAGGTAGGCTAATTTTGTATTATTTTATATTTGTTATACATTTTATTGTATATTATCTATGAACTTCTTTAGCTGTAATCAATCCATCAGGCTCAACCGTAAATTCAGGCTTATCAGACATTGTTCCATCTTCATTGAGATAGTACCATCCGTTTCCGCTCTTAACGAATTGTTTAGAAAGCATATTACCACCTTGTCTATCAAGGAAGTACCATTCGTCTGCGTATTTTACCCATCCTGTTACCATTTCACCGTCTGCTCTGAAGAAATACCATTCGTTGTTAATCTTCTTCCATCCAGTAGCCATAGCACCGCTACCATCAAGCCAATACCACGCATTCGCACGTTTCACCCATTTGTTTAGGATGCAATATCCACTACCATCGAATAGATACCACACACCATTAATGTATTGCCATTTGTCTTTAGGATAGCTACCGTCTTTATTTTGATACCACCATCCTGTGTTATCTTTTTGCCATCCTTCTTTGATTTCACCTAAACCATATTCAATATCATGTTTGAATTGTTCACGACTAATACCCCACTTAGCAAGATAAGGGTAAGGGTCTACGTGGTCGCTTGCATTATCGGGTTGATGGTATGTGCAGTAGTAGTGTGTTTTAATTCCTTCTAAGTCGTCAGAATCAAGCGTTTTAGGAATACCTGCTTCATCCGCTAGGTTACGTAGCAATTCTACATATAGTCGATAGTCAGTCATAAATTCTTCCATAGTAGAGTGACTTTCAATCAATTCAACGTGTCCATAGCCTTCATAGTTCCAACCGCCACCAACATCGTACGCACCCTTGTTTGTATACCATGTTTGCAAAACACGACCATTACCTACAACGTGAGAAAAGAATCCTGAATCCACAGGTCTACGCATGTGATAATCTGCTTCATTGTAAACTGTTGACCCAGAGTTTCCAGTTGAGTGTGCGTGGATTTGACGATAAGGTTCATATCCGATTTGTGGTAAATCCGTTCTAAGTCTGCTTGTATCAATTTCCATTTATATTCCTCCTTAAATTATGGTAATATTACCGGCCACGCTTCGCTTGTGAGATACGAAATCGAACTCACTCGTATATCGCCAATGTCTCTATCTGTAGGGACTGGATCAGTAAACTGAAAGCGTAGCATATTACTGTCGCCATAGCCTCCCAAGTACCATGTGCCATATGGTGTTCCCTTGTCGTTGTAAATCCCACCAATAAGGCTAGATTCTGAACGAAATCCGACAGGGACACCACCTAACCCTAGAATGTAGCAATTTCGTTCTTTGTCGCTACCTTGTGCCTCGTATCCTACGCCACCTCTACGAATGACGCCGAACCAACCCCAAGAAAGCCCACCGAATTGGTAAGTAACTACATCGTTTTTTCGTCGAACTTTTAAATACGAGTTGCCAAGTTTAGACTTAATATTCAACGTTCTCCAACCTGTATCACCAGTCAATACTTCCCATCCTTGATTGTCGTTGCCTCTACGTTTTATCCACTTGAGAGCTCCACTTGTTACAGCTGTATCGACATACGTTGTTCCAACAGGAGCGGTCACCTTTCCATTTGGCATTCCTGTCCCATGGATTTCGTATTGGTTGACTTGACCGCCTGTGTTTGATGGTGTTGCTGCGGTAGTTGGGAGTGTGATACTTCCACCACCATCGCTTAACGTAACTACGTTCCCGTTAATAGTTAGTTTTTGAGGAATACCAACTCCGTCAGCACCTTTTGGACCAGTTAAACCAATAGGTCCTTGTGGTCCAGCTGGTCCAGTCTGCCCGATTGGGCCTTGCTCTCCACGTTCACCACGAGGACCAGGCTCACCATTTTGCCCTTTTTCTCCTGGAACACCTTGTAGCCCCTGAGGTCCAATCGGGCCTTGTTCTCCGCGTTGCCCTGTTTCTCCTCTTAGGCCTTGAATTCCTTGTGGTCCTTGAGGACCAGGTTCTCCATTTGCTCCCGTGTATCCTTTTGGACCAGGTTCTCCTCGCTCACCACGAGGCCCAGCGTCTCCTTTAGGTCCTGGAGTTAACGAGATGTTTTGTAGCTCAGATTTTGTAGCAAATACGCTTGTGTCTACTTTAGGAATAGATTCAAGTGCTTGGAGACGTTTCAAGATTTCTGAATCGTCATATTGTCCACCTTCTACATGAACGTTATTTAACGCTTCTTGTAATTCTGTTTTAGTTACAATCTCAGTGATTGCTACAATTCGTTTGCTATCTTTCTCAATAACTGGTAAATCTTTGTGTTTATCAATTTCAGATACACGCACACCAAATGAGAATTTGCAAACATCAGCAGATTGTACTACTTTTTCGATGTACACATATCCAGTTACTGTCTCATCAACAGTAATTAAGCTAGTATCAAACGGCACTTCTACTACATTTCCTGTGACGTTTCCAATTACTTCCAAGAATCTATTGGAACGTTGAAAATGAAATAACACAACTATTTTCTTTAAGTCAGTTCTGTCCATTGTTAATTCAATTACTGCACTGTTAGTATCGTGAGAATAGAATTCGTCCTGGATGCGGTTCATGTTATTTCGAACCTTAGTAGTCAGACTGACATCCCTTTTGATTTTTTTCATATTTCCTCCAATGAAAAAGGCAGCCACGATTGTAGCTGCCTATTGATATTATTGATTGTTTGGACGGTCATAAGTCATTGCACGAGTGCTATCACTTACTCCGCTTGTTGTTGGATCATTAACAACACCAACGATTACGAAAACTGCAAATAACGCGTTGATAAACACTAATAATTTATCAATTGTTTCGCCTAATTCCAGACGGATATTAAAAACAGCCAAGAACGTTTGAAGTAATAACGCTAAAGCTGGGACTAATGTAATCCAAAATGTTTTGTTTAAAATACGTACTTTCCAGTTAATCATCATATTTTTCTACCTCTTTCTCAATTAATTTTTTGATTTTATTTTCTTGATTCCGTCTCATTTGATTAATGTACGGCTTCATCGCTTCTGGAAATGGAAGACCAAGAGCCTCCCAATTTTCCATTAATGAACCGATGTAGCTGATGATAAAAAATAAACAGGCTGTAATTCCGATTTCTCTATGTCCTAGAGCGCGTGCATATAACGCAATAACCATCACTACAGCAACTACTAAGAAATGACGCAGCAAGCCATTAGTACTTGTCTTGCTGTCGAATTTCTTTAATTTAAAGGCTTTGATGTATCCAGACACGATGTCAAAGAATACTAACCAAAGCAGAATCTGAATGTACGGACTTTTAAATAATGATTGAAGATGATCATTTAAAAGTCTTAGTTCGATGTCGCTAGGCATTATAATTCCATAACCTCAACGACAGTTTTGTATTTCTTGATTTCTTCACGTTTGTTAGCATTGTCTTGTTCTAATCGTAAGATCTCATCGTTTAGACTTTGAGCTTTTTGCTCTAATTGAGCCTTCTCTTCGCTGAGTCTATTAATCTCATCTTGTTTAGATTTAACTTTTGTTTCTAACGATGTGATTTTGTTTTTAATTGTCTCTAATTCCATATTTTTTCACCTCTTAGTTATTGATTGTTATGCCGTCAAAGCATAGCCAGCTAGTATTTACGTCTTTTACAACTACAATAGTTCCGTTGCCCACACCATCACCATAGACAGCAAGAGTACAAGGTTTATAATCCTGTGTCAGACCTTTCA